CATCGACGTGGCCCCGAACAACGGCGGGTCTGCGATTACGTCCTACGAATACCGGGTGAATGGCGGGGCCGAGGCTACGCTGTCGGGCGGCACCGCATTGGGAACAAGAACCATCACGGCGACGAATGGCGTCCCGGCGACGGTGCAATGCCACTTGGCGCGCAGTGAATCCACCCAGACTTCGTCGAGCAGTCTCTCGCCGCTCGCGGGAGGGCCGACAACGGTGTTCGCGACGCCTGCAATGAGGGTCGGTTTGAGGGTGAAAACCTCCCGCTCGATCTTCTCGAAATTGGTCTCGGTTTGAGCGACGCGGTTGGACGCTGTGAGGATGGATAATAGGTAGCCGATCATGGTGGTAAAATGGTGAGTTGTTTGGTGTCAGATTGGAGCTGGAGATTGCTTCCCAAAACGTGGCTGGAAATACGCACGATGAAGCTGGTTTCCGCGCCCAGAATCGTCGTCATTTTCGCGGCCAAAATCTTCATGCTCTCGCCATAGGTCAGCTTGGAGTAAAGGACGCTGTCATCCACGAGTGAAACTATCTCCACGAGCGTGCGGATTTTGACGCCAAAGTTTGCCCCGATAACTCCCCTCAATTCATGCAGCGACCACTTCAATTTCAGATCGGTCGCAGCCGCGTAAGTGGCGTTGCGAATCTCGCCGTTGACCGTCAAGTTTGAGGGCGCGGTTTGGGTGAACAATTCTCCAGTGATCGTGTGCGTGATGGCGTCCACCTCGCCGAGGTCTTGGGAGACGCTGCCTGTGACCGCCACAACCTTCAAACTCACCTCGTTCTCGACATTGAAACTGCGATGCTCCAACGGCAGCAAATCGCGTTGTGCGATGAGCCAGACTTCAGCTCCTGCGCCGTGCGTCTCGCGCGGTGTGGCCATGCGTTCGCGGATCACCATCAGCCGGTATGTTCTGGCCGCGACCAACTGCACAGAGACGACGCTCATGATCTCGTCGCCGACGAACAGCATGAAGTCATCCGCCAGCGCGTTGAACGCCGACTGTTCGTCAAGAGTGGTGTCCACGCCGTTGAGTGTGACGAGCAGTCCGATTTCGCGATCAATCGTGAACGTGTCCGCAGGATAATCTGCCACCAGCGTGCCGATCTGGGCAAAGCGGTTGTGAGACGCGAGAGGTTGATATGTGGCCGGTACCACTCCGCCGGTGAAGGTGTAATTCTCGCCGAGGTAAATGTCGTGACTCGTGACCATCTTATCCTCGCGCGCGATCAGCACGGCCAATGGCAGTTGCTGGCCTTCGCAGAATTGGAATGGCAGTTCTACGATTCTCATACGATGGCTTCGTGCAGGTAGCTTCGATCCACGCGGAAGCTGATCTCGAATTCAGGCCGCGCGGGATTCGGGATCGTGCGCTCTGTGACGCGGAAGATCGCGTAAGGCAACGTGCGGTTCGAGAGGTTCAGTTTGAACAGCGCGCCAGGTAACAGATCGGTGAGCAACGTCCCGCGCTGGCGCAATTTCAATCTCCCGGTGATCTGTGGCAACGCCATCATGCGACCCGCCGACTTCGCGAACGCATCCGCGACAGCCTTGCGGGTGAACCACGGCTTCTGGATGACGACGTGGTCGGGTTCGCCTTTGATGCTCAACGCCGCCGCATCCTTGTAAGGCACGCTCGCGTTCTTGTTGAAGCCGACATCGCGGTCGGTGAAAACAACCGTGCAGCCGGTCTTCACGTTCGACCAATCTTCCGGTGTGAACTCCGCGCGTGACGTTAGATCGCTGTCGGTGATGACTGGCAGATCTCCGACGTCGGCGGGGCCGCGCGCGAGCTTCACGCCGAGTTGACCGGCGGCGTTCACGGTGATGTATCCGTCAATGTATTCGAGAGCTTCATTGATGACCTGCATCGCGGATTGTTGACGCAGGATCAGCGGAGAGAAGCCGAGTCCTTCAGCATCGAGCAGAGCGGCGGTCGCGGCCATCGTCGCGGTGTCAATCTTCGCGGTCGGCACGCGCAGTCCCATGCGCGGATTTTGCAGGATGTCCACGATGAAGGCGATAGGGTTGCACTCGCCTTGGATGGGATCGAGCACCAACCAATCCTTCTGCGGAAAACGAGCGAACACTCCTTCAAGATTCTGAACACTCTTCTGGTTGAATCCGAAAAATGTCTCGTCGAAGAAGATGCAGCCCACGCCGCGATAGTTCGGATGTTCGGTACCGCTCTCGGTCAACTCCGCTGGTGTGACCTGCGATTCCGTGCCCCATTGTAGGATGAGCGGCCCGAAGTTGGGCACGAGGATGTTGACCTGTGTTTCGCTGGCGCGCTCGACGGGATCCAGTTGAACGAGCGCGTAGATCGTGCCCGTGGCAGGCGAAACCGGCGTGCCGATGACCGGATAGGTGAAGTGTGTGGCGTCCGTGACGGTGATGGTTGCAGTGCCGTTGTAATCTCCCTGCACCGCGCCTTTGACCACGATGACTTCGCCCGTGACGCGACCGTGCGCCGCCGCTGTGCGGAAGGTGGCCACGCCTGCGGCGAATGTCAGTTCAGCCGCGTAGATCGGTGTGGCCTCGGTATAAACGGAATCGCCGTTGTAAATCAGATCGTGGAGCGCATCGAACGGCCCGCCGCCGATCAGCGTCATCATCGAGCCGAAATAGTTGTAGCCGCTCGTGGTGGATTTCTTGCCGTAGTTGGCGGTGACAGCGTCGGCGCGCTGGTTGAACACTTCGCTGATGAAACTGAGCGCGATCCGCTGGCGACCCGCGAGGTAAGGCACAGGCCGCGCAGATTCGTTCGTGGAGAGCCGGTGTGTCGGCAGACCCATCGGCTGCGGTTCAACGGCTGGCTTTTTGTTACCGAACAAGCTCACGAGCCACCTCCGAGGTCAGAGGTCGGACGCCAGATCGAGTGCAACCAGCGGGCGAATGTTTTGTCGCGCAGATCGCCGAGCATCACTTCGCGTTTGAACAAGCAATGGACAAACTGAGTTCCGCCGATACAGAACCCGGCGTGATGAGCTGAGAGACCGAGCTTGAAACAAAGAGTGTCGCCGCTGCTCACCAAAGAGGATGGAGGATTGAGGATGGAGGTTTGGGGATCCCAGACTTTCACGAAGCGGCCACTCTCGATCAGCCATGCGACGAGCTGAGACTCAGGGTTGTGTTTGCCACCATCCAGCGTGTAACCGGGCAATGCCTGGTCAAACACCAGACCGCACATCCGGTAAGCTTCTCGGCCAAGATTCACGCAATCAACACCAGCTCCTAAAACCGCCGCGTGATGAATAAACGGCGTGCCGTGCCAGCGCATCGCCGCCTTCGCGAATTCATCCTGACGATCAGGAGTGTTGAAAAATGAATTCACGTCTCCCCTCCCACTTTGGAGTGCGCGGACATGTCCGCGCTTTGGAACTGGGAGACATGTCTCCCAGTCGGAAAGCGGCGACATGTCGCCGCAGTCCAAATAATCGCACTCACTTCTTACCTCCCTGACTCACGTTTGAATCCATCGCGTTGAGTGACGGGTTGCTTTCCGGCACGGCAAAGAACCCGCCGAAGTTTTCTGCGTCATCAAATTTATCGCGGCGCGCGGCGTAGCTGCCGTCGTAGCCAGGTGTGAGTTGAGCCTTGCTGCCGATGGCGGGATTCACCGGCTCATTGAGTTCGAGCACGAGCTGCGCGCCGGACATCGTCGAACTCAGGACGCTGCGCACGGCGAACGTCACACCGTTGCCCGCTTCGATGAAGCCGTTCGCAAACCAGTTGGCGGTGATCCAGTCCGCGTGGGCGATGGCTTCCGGGAAATCAAAGTCGAGCGTGATCGTGGGCGGGAGCGCGGCGGGATCGACGGCGGCCACCGTGCAGGTGATCTCATACCGCCAGCGCGGAGCTTCGCCTGTCACATCATCGAAGATGTCGTAGTTATCCTCCGCCGAGATCAGCATCGGTGGGACTTTGCGCGCCATGATGCTTGACCATGAATCCGTCTCCGCCTTCACGCGGTCGCCGCTGTCCGGCACTTTGCGAACAACGCCGGTGAACAGCAGTTCCGTGGTGTCGGGATCCGCGTAGTTGCATTTGAGGACTTCAACATTGAGCGGACGCGAGAATGGGATCGGCAGGAATAGCGCGAGCGGATGGGACGTGTCGAACCTCGCTTCGATGTCCAACGTCTCGTCGGCGAGGCGCATACTCTTTTTGAGCGCGCCGTGATTCGTGGGGAACTTCGTGAACCTCACATTGTCGCTGATGACATCGGCGGCGAATGATGTGAACCGCCAGTGTGTATCCATCGGCACGTCCGCCCAGAAGTGGTAAAGATAGATCGGCTGTTCGCCGGTCTCGAAGGCTTCGTATTCGTGCGGCAGTTCCACCACGCGCACTTCGCGCTTCATGCAATTTTCTTTGGTGAAGCGACCTCGCTCGATGTCAGCCGCGAGGCGGACGTAGTGCAACCGGACGGCGGAGTCAGCCGTCGTCACGGGCGTAGCCAATGCCGCCGTGAGCGTCACGCGTTCGATGTCTGCGCTCTGCAAGGCCACTGAAGCGATCTTGCAAGGGCGCGATGCAAGCCCGGCGCGACGCAACCAAAGATAAACATCGGGATGCGTGGCGAGCGTGTCGCGAAGGTTCTGATCCACGATGTCGAACTGCGTCGCACTGACTGAGCCCGTGATCTTCAACGTGAGAAAAGGCGCGGGCAACCAGAAGCCTGCGAGCCGCCCGTTCAATGCGTCGGTGAACGCATCGAACTCCATGATCTGCGCCGCACTGGTGAGATAGAGCGCGAAGTCATAGGCGATGACGACGTGGGATTGAAGCGCGTTGAAAAACGGTGTGCCGAACCCGATCTCCAGTTTGTGCAGGTCGAAGAGAAACGGCTTGCTGGGCTGATCCGCCCAGTTCACCGGGAACTCAAAGACTGGACGGGTGAGGTAGGTCATCGGCTTGCTTGGAATTTGAAATAGCGTGTGCCGTAACTTCCGGCGTCCGTCATGTTCGCCGTGAAAACAAAACCCGCCGCCGTTTTGGAATTGATCACCACACCTGCGGCTACAGCCAGTGCCGTGACCGCCTTGAAAACGTCCGCGACGTAATCCGCGTCCGCATTGGCCGTATCGAATGTGACCGTGACGACCACGGTGCTGCCTGTCGGCGCCGCCGTGCTGACCGAACAACCTAGCGATCTCAACACTGTCGCGCCGCCGGTGATGTTGCCGTTGCTGTCATTCACGAGGGTGAATGCGCCGATGGCGCGCAATGAAGTCTCAATGATCGGCGTGACGGCGGCCAGCGCAGCGGCTGAGGCATCCGTCGCGTCTTGAGCCATGTCATACGCCGCATCAATGAAGGCCGCGAACTGCGCCTGCGTAGGCACGTCGGCGGTTTCAAAATAACTTTTCAGCGTGGCGCGTGAGGGGATGGGCATGACTTAGTGGATGGTTGAGAGTGGATAGTTGATAGAAAAACAAATGCCAGGCGGCAGAGAGGATCGGCCAATAGCGGACGAATCCGTCTTTGACTTAGAGGTTGTTGGCAACATAAGGCTCTGGCCCATGTTCTCTGCCGCCTGGGAAATGTTTGTGTTCATGCGACGATGAATGTTTCTCCGATGATCATGCTGCCGATGCCGGACCCGCCGGGCGCGACGAGTTCGCCGACTTGCACAGTCCGCGCGGAAATCAATTCCGTGATCGCGATCTTCACCGGGCCGTATTGCGGGCTGAGTGCTTCCATTTCTTCCGTGGCGAACTCGCCGAACAACAGCGGCCACGCGAGATTTCCGGCGGAGTAATCGCCTGTTAAAGCACCCGTAAAACCCAGAGTCCAGAGGTCAGAGGTCAGAATGGCAGAGGTCAGAAGCCGGACTTCAAAACCCGATGCGGAGCGCAGGAAAAGATAATCGCCCACTGCCCACGAGAAGTTGTTGTTCAACACAACCGATGTTGATGCCACAGACGAGATCGAGGACGAGCGGCCATGATACGGCGCGGCGGCGAGGCCGCTCTTACTAGCGGCCATCACGCAATTGTCCAACTCGATCTGCTCGGCGAGATTGCGTGGCGAGATCAGGAATGACAACCGCACGCGAGGCATCACACGCATTGCCCGGCGCGATTCCGCTGCGGTGACAGCAGCCACCACGTCGCTCTGCCCCGTGCGAGACCATTCCGGCTGGACCTTGCGATCCGCCATCAGCGAAAAAAGGACGTGATTATTTACAAGTGTGACCATTTCAAATTGCGGATTGCCGATTGCCGATTGCCGATTTCATTTGAGAGTCAGGTGTCGTGTCCTAAATCCAAACGACGGCCATCAATGGTCTGCACGATGATCTTGGTACCGCGCGCACTCGCCATCGCCTCTTCCATCGCCGCCTGGATGTTCGCCACGATGATGGTCTTCACGTTCACTTCGTTCCCGCCCGCGCCGACCGGGGATTTTCCCGGCCCGGCTTGAATCGCGGCCATGTTGGACTTGCCCCATGCGCTCACGGTTTCTTGAGGCATTACCCATTCGCCAGCGTGAACAATTCCAGCGGGTTGATACTTTCCGCCGTCGCCGGTGTAGCCGCCTTCCGCGAAACCTGCCGAGCCAGCGAGAGCCATCCCCTTGGCGGCGGCGATCACGCCGGGTATGGCAGACGCTGCGGACGCTGATACGCCATAGCTTGCGACCAATGAAAGTGCCGCCGGTGCCGCCCAAATCACAGACTGCGCGGAGGCAATGGGAATCAGTGCCGCAGTGCTGGCGGCGGCGAGTGCCTTCCCGAAAACCGCCGTCATTATCATCGTAGCGATCCAGCGCAGTCCCATCTGAACAATTGCTCCGACGATCCCAGTAAGGATCATGTTTGGGATTTGAGCGAGCTTCTCGCGCCATCCTTCGGTGCGCATGATCAGTCCGGTCAGGCCATCCGAAACTGCATTGATGCTGTTGTTAATGGTGCCGTAAAATCCCTGGGAGATTTGTTCCTGCAACGTTCCCCATTCCGAACGGATTGACGCGAGACCGGCACGCATTTGCGCGAACATGCTGTCCGGATTCACCTGGCCGGACATGTCCGCACCGGCGGCTTTGGAGTCCCGATATTTTTCCGCGTCCGTCCTGAACGGATCGGATTGGATGTCGCTGATCTGCCTGTTCTTTCGGATCGCCTCGCGGTTGAGAGCCTCGTCGTCTGCCCGCTCCTGGTCGCGCTGGAATCGTTCGATGAGATCGCGCTCGGCTTGAAGTTCTCTTTCCTTCAGTTGAAAGCGTTTGATGGCTTCCTGTTCACGGGCCTGCCAGTCCGCATCCTTGCGCGCCTGCTCTGCCGCATCTGCGGTGGCCATGCGCGCTTGAAATTCTCCATCCGCTGCGTTTTGAAGCCGCGTGCGGAATTCCGCGATGCTGGTCAAACCATCAGCTTCTTTTGCGCGACCGGAATCAATCAGCGCGCTCTTGAGATCGGCAAAAGTTTTGAACTTGGCGAGTTCCTCCTCAATGGCCTTGAAGCGTTCTGCCTTGGCAAGAATGGCCTCGGCTTTTTCCTTCTCGAAGTCTGCGAGCTTGGCGAGACTCATCTCCTCCTGTGCTTTGGCGATGTTGCCGATGGCTTTCTTTTCGTCGTCGGAGGTGTTGAGTTCGCGGAGTCGTGCGGTGACTTCCTTGAGATTCTCGTAGGAAGGATTTTCGAGCAACGTCGCCAACCTGTCCGCCTCTTTGTCTGTGATCTTCCCGGCATCCTGAGCTTTGAAAACCTTGTCGAGATACGACATGGCTTGCGCTCCCTGTTGAGCCACCAACGCCTGCGCGGCGCGAATCTCATCCCACTTGGCTTTGTAAGCCTGGAGCGCAAAAACTCCGGTGGCGACCGTGGCGGTGATCCCAGCGATGGCGATGCCGGTTGCGCCCGCGCCCATGCCCGCGAGTTTCATCGTTCCACTGAGCGTCTTCCACGAATCGCTCGCCAGATAGACTGCGCCGGTGAGTTGTGGAGCGGCGTTGAACCCGATGAGGTTCGCCACGCGTTGGAAGGTCTGGAGCGCATCGCGGGCCACGCCAGTGCGACCGAGCAACTGGTTCATGCCGTCCGTCGTGTTCTTCAACGCCGCCGCTGCCGCGCGCGTCTCCGCACTGACGATGATTTTTACTTCGCTGCTCATAACGCCTATCAACCATCCACTCTCAACCATCAACCCGTTTCATTTTTGAGATCATCCGTTCCTGCCATTTTCTCCAGGCATCGCCTCCGTTGGTGCCGGAGGCGATGCCCTGGGCGAGTTCCAATGTGCGCTGCGCATCCACGCGCTGCTGTGCCGCCACCGCCAGTTCGAGACGCTCCAGACTCATCTCCAGGGCATCACCGGGTTTGATCCCGATCAACCTCTCGGCCTCGGCGATGTAGTCTGCGAGTTCAATCCCATCTGCATGGCTTTCTGGATCGCTTCCGGTGACATGCTGGCCAGCAGCGGCAACATGGTCTGCAATTCTTCGGCGGCGCGTGCTTGTCGCCGTTTCGCAAACGCGAAAAAACCGTTGGCATTGACCTCCTGAGCCACGTTGAACAATTGCTCGTAACTTTCCGGCGTCAGATTATCCGCCCACTTTTTCTCGTGCCCACAGATCAGCGCCGTGAGCGCAATCTCATCTTCGACCAGCGACATCGCGCGTTGATATTCACCAAGGGGCAACTGACGCACTTTGAATTCCGCTTCCGAGCCATCCAGCAGGATGACTTTGACCAGCCGCCCGCCAAATTGTGTTTCTGTTTTTGTGTTCATACTATTTTATCGTTTTGAAGTGGTTGGTGCTTGGCGGGTACCAAGTCATCTCGGCATCAACGCCGGTCATGACCACTTTGGTGAGCTTGGAATTGCGACCGTAAAGCTTCGCATCGAGCAAATCTCCGCAGGCGTTCGTTGAATAATTGAGCCTGAGAAATTGCAACGCCGATTCCATCATTCGCAAATCGTTCGTGCCATCTCGCTTGATGCCATACCAAAGCATCTCTTGCGGTTCGTCGCTGATCTCTTCGCTCAAGACTTCCTGTTTCATCTTCTCAGGTTTGGGTTGATAAACTTGTGCTTCGAGCCGGTGATAAAAGTCACCATGCTCAAATTTCAGAATCAGCGCGTTCTTGTGAATGGCGATGCTCGTCAGGTCACCGCCGCCGATGGATGTGTAGCGCCGGGCGATTTGATCGAACATGGAATGCTCCCGGCCCACTATCTCGGGTGTTCCAATGATCGGCGCGGCAAAATCTTTTGTTCGCACACGTTGTTGAACGTCCCAACCGACAAGCGCGATCAATACGCCCAACACCGAGATGAGTATCTTAATCTTCATTGTGAGTTTAGATCGGCGCGCCAATGAATGACGCTTGTGGTTGTGGGAAACACCGCCAGAACATTGCTGCGCGTCTGTGTGAGGATGGTGTAGTTGGTGATCGCTGGCCCTGAGATCGTGAAGATGAAGTTCGTCGTTGGTAGTGGCGGGACGATGTTGATGCTAAGGCTTGCTGCTGCGGTCACGTTCGTGCGCCCGCCTTGGGAGTAGTTTGGGAACAGACGCGATGTTCCATTCATTGTGAACCCCTCGCCGCCGTAGTAACCGACAAAATTCATTGTGTTCAGGCGCAACGTCGCATTTGTTGCCGAGAACAAAACGTATTTTGTGTCCGACTCCAGCTTCTGAGTTGTGATGTAGTTCTCTGAGCTTGACGCGTTCGCACCGCCCGCCTGACTTGCTATCTCAATGGCAGTCGAGCCGGGGCCGCCCTTAATCTTTGGAATCTCGAAATAATGTTTCCCGCCGCCATAGATCGAAAGTGCGGGCGAGCCAGCACCGAAAGTCATCAGCTCCTTATATTTGAACCAAGAACGATAATTCGCGTTCGTTCCGGCGTTGATGTAAATCTTACTTCCAAGAAAATCGCCTTCAAACCAACCATCCACAGCGGATGTGTTTTCATCGCGACCTTCCGGCCAGATAGAATAATTGTTGACCTTGATGCTGCGAACGCGGCTAAAGATTTCTCCATGCTCCCACCAGATGCCCATCGCCAACTCATTCATGTCCGCCGTTCCGAACTCAGAATCGACAACAGTAATGGCCCCTGACTCAACACCATCTGCGTAGTTCGGTGAAAGAATTCCATTGCCCTCAATATCCACACGGCGCGCGTTCAACACTGTGATGCCTGCCGTGGATTGGTAGCCTGAAATGTCGCGCACGATGATGTTGTTGAATTTCAGGTTCAACACCGTGTTCGGATTCGTGATGCAAACTGCTCCGCGCGAGCCGTCGTTGTATAAGTAAGCGCCGAATTCCGCATGGCCGTTTGTGCTTCCGAGAAATTTGAAGTCGCCGTGCCAGACGATGTTGTTCGTTGTGCCTCCCAACAGTCTTCGATCATCTACGATGCTCCACGGAGGGCTGTTTGTGGATTGAAGAAACACAACATCTGCGCCGGGATAACCGAACAGATGCACGTTGGTGCGAAGAATGTCATGCTCGTAGTATGTGCCACCGTGGACGAAGACCGTGTCGCCCGCTGACGCCGCATTCACTCCGTTCGTGATGGCAGACTTCGGATACAGCATCGTTCCCGGCCAATTCGTGTTGCCGTTTTTCGCGACATAGACTGAGCGCGAGGACAGGAGCGATTGAAGCGCTGGGGAAACTGGATCAACAACATTCCCGATTGCGTCGGTTGCGAGTTGAGTTGTCGGCGACGGTTCGTAGCGCGTGTAGCCATAGATCGCCGCGCCTGTGCCGTTGGTGCGCCACGTTCCATAAACACGATTCACGGTATTGGTCGCCAGCACCGTCGCGCCATTGCGCCATTCCCAACGACCGCTGCCATTGGTGCGGATGTTCAACTGACTCGTGTTCGTGTCGCCGTAGTAATTTCCGGTGGACGCTCGAACGATGCGGTTCGTGATCGCGGACGCTGACAGATTCCACAACAACCGAGTCGTATAAACATTTTCTGTCACGCTGCGGATGCTCGGCGACGCGGCGAACACTGATGCGATGCTGAACAGGATGGTCAGCAAGGCCACAGTTGTTTTTGTCACGATGGGTGCGGGCGTGTTTTTCACCTCGCCCTTTTTTACGCCGATGGTGCGGATCGTGGGCGGCTTGCGCTCGGGCTTCGTCTCATTTTGTGTTGCTGGCGCAGACTGCCGCACCTTGGGTGATTCAGTTGATTTATCTTTCATGGCGTGTTGAGAATTTATTGTTGATGTTTCAGTGGAACAATCGGCAGCGGTTCAGTTACGGCGTGCCGCTGGCGGTGTTGAGCGCGTTATCCAATTCCGCGAACTCGAACTCGGGTTCGGTGACGGCGTCGCCGCCGCCTTTGAGACCGTTCGTGCAGCGCAGAACGCCCCATGAATTTTCGCTGTAATACAACTGTTTCTTGTGGTTGTAGAGATACAGGTAGAACCAACCGTAGGGCGGCGTGCCGCTGCCTTTGCGGAACACGGTGCTGGCCGCCGTGAGTTCATCATCCGTGCGCATCATGATGCCGAGGGCGATGGCCGTGAGTTTGTTGGAGGTGAGCTTCCAGCCGAACATCTGTTTCAGTGACAACTGATCGGTGCGGACGATGATGCCCTGATCGGTCTGGCTGGGGCCTTCGATGTCGATCTTGTTTTCGCTGACTAGTTGCTCGAAGCCTTTGAACACGCCGAGCTGGATGACGGACGCGTCGTCTGCATCCGGCATGGCGTTGGCAGCCGTGACGCCTGCGCCGGGAAGTGTGAACGCTTTTCCTTCGCGCGCGAAGTAGGCGTAAGCGGCGAGGGCTTGGGGATTTTCAATGATCATAGTTTTTGTTTGGTGTTGTGGTTTTAGTCGAACATGTGGAACACGTTGAAATCGGAGAACCATGCGAGATCGCCCGCTTCATTCTCGCGGCTGTCCCAGCCGAGGAATTCCGGGGGCTGAGTGCCCATGCCGCGATCCCACGCGCACATGCGCGAGAGGATTCCGGCGTGAACATCCAACGGCGGTTTCTTCAAACCGCTCGCGTTGAGCAGCGGCTTGCAAAAGAGGGAGACTCGAATCTGCACAGCCTGCGCGTTGGCAAGATCGCGATCCTTCGGTGTGCCGCGATGGATCATCAGCAGTATGGCCAGCCCGCCTTTGTTCGTCGCGCCACGGAGCAAGCCGCCTTCAGCCAGGTTCTTTTCCACGGCCTCGTTAATGGGCACTAAAAGCGGGGTTAAAAGACCGGTGGCGTCGGCGATCTCAGCTTCGTCCGCGCCCGCACTCGCGTAGGTAATGGTGGTCGGATTCGCGACAGTGATCTCGACGTTCTCAACGTTGTAATAAACGTCGGTCATATCCTCAACGCGGACGCGGCTAAGATTCTTGAGTTTGTGCGCGTCTCCGAAAATCAGCGTCGCAACATTTGCTGTGCGGCTACGCAACGCGACGGCCATCGCGCGGCCTTCGCCTTCGATCAGGATCGGGATGTCCGCGAGGTAAGCATCCGCCGCGAGATGTTGGCGGCAATCAGAGAGCAGTTGGGTGAACGGATTCACTTCGCACCTCCGCTGCGTTTGACGACGTTCTGCGCCCATTGTTCCGCACCGCCGAGCGCGGCGGCAACCAGCTCCGCATCCGTGGGCAGTGCGCCGGGTGTGGGAGCTTGTTTGACTTCGCGCACGAGCCAGTAGAGCGGCAACATGCCGAGCGTGGACGCCACAGCCTTGAATCTCTTTTTGCCGCGCGTTCCCAATGCGATCAACGTGGAGACGGCGCGCTGGGCGATGAGCGCGGGCCGCACCGTGCCGGGATTGTTCGGGGCTTCCACGTAGGCGAATTGCAACGCGCTGAATTCCCGCGCGCGTTTGCCGTAGGTTTCCGCCGCTGCCGGGATGGTGAGATATTTCTTGCCGGGTCCGGGCTTGATCGTGCCGCCTTCGAGCTTCTGCCGAAATGCCAGGTGCGAGATCGTTACGCTGGCGAAATCCCCTTCCATCACCGGATTGCCGACAGACTTCCGCACCTGCGACCAGAAATGCTGGCGCGGATAACCCATCTTGTTGGGACGCTCGCCTTCGAGTTGCAGGAAGTGCGAACGCAAACGGTTCGCCACACCGCGCGCTGCCGCCGTCGCCGCCAAGGGCGCGTTGCGGACTTCGTTCAGCAACATCGCCAGTGTGGGCGATGCGCCGTCGCGGAATGAGATTGAAATCGTCGTTGCCATTAGTCGGTTGAGCCGAAACTCAGAAACTCAGAAACGGATTCCGGGTTTTGTTTTTTTGAGTTTGTGGTTTTTGGCTTCACACGGTTTTTAAGAGTTGCGAGAGATCGGTGGGCAGTTGCGGACGCACGGCTTCACCTTCACGGATCAAACCGAGATCGAGTGCCTCGGTGTAGCTGATGTCTTGCACGTCCATGCCGCTTCCGAACGCGAATGGAGGAAACGGATTGCCGAGCGTGTCGTCATAGATTTCGTCGCCATCGCCCAACGCCTGCCACACGGGAGAATCTTTGCGCGCGATCATGCGCCCTGTCGCAGCGAGAACACGGAGCGCATCCGTGTCGCCGACCGCTTCGGCGAAGTGCCGGAAGCGGCTCTGCCAATCACGGGGCTTATCGCGCCCTTCCACGCGGATCAATTCTTGCGCCGGGAACGCATCAAGCACGGCAGGATCGTTCCCCTGGATAAACCAACCCATGCCCTGCATGACATCGCGGTCGGTCTTCAGTTTGAGGTTGATGCGGGCATCGCTCGTGATGTCTGTGATGGAGCCATCGCCCTTCTCGATGCCGAGAGATTGTTGGAGTTGTTTGATCTGCAACCGCGCTGTCGGAATGTCCAAGCCTTCCGTCTTCTGCGTACCATCCTCGCGCGTGACGGTGATGGGATTGATGATCTTGCCGACCTTGTCCTTGTAGCCTTGCAACAGATCGCCAATGAGCGTGCGCGCACTGGTGGAGTGCAGGCGATGCCATTCCGCGCTGAACGTCGCGCGCATCTCCGCGCTGGACAGCGCGGACGGCAAAACCTTTTTACGATCCAACGCGGCGAGCGTGGATTCCAAAGGCGCGAGTTGTGTGAGAGTGGGCATGGTCAAATGAACCCGTCCAGTTGTTCGCGGGTGGCGACGCGTTCGGATTTGGTGACGACTTCGATTGAGCCGCCGCGCTCGACTTCCGGCGTGATGGCGTTGTCCGGCTGATCCACGACGAGTTCGCACTTGGCGATGTCAAGATCGGAAGAGCGTCGTGTAGGGAAAGAGTGTAGATCTCGGTGGTCGCCGTATCA